GTCTGTCTCAGGATCTTGCGAAAGACGTGCGAGTCCCGATAGCAACACGCCGCCCGACCGCCGGTCAACTTCGACCGGCTTAAAGGCGACAGCTCTCACATCGAAACCTTCCCAGCCAGAATCAACCCACTGGTGCCTCTCATCCCTTAGTTGGGGGAGTCGCGTCATGTGGGCGCCTTCTGTACAACTGCTGATAAACCCGGTGTCGCCCATGTCGGGAGGTACCCTGAGGCAGCGCCACTCACGTGGGGCTGAAGCCACTAAGGATTCCCAGATGGGTTTAAACCGAATATCACAGCAGCCCCTTAGAGTCGCCCTCTTAGCCGTCCATAAACGCAGCTGGTTAGCTGCTAGGACTTCATAGGGGATTTGGCTCTTAGGGTCCTTCCGAAGAAAGAATGGGCGGACGTTTTGGTCATCAAACCAGTCTGTCCCGCACGATTCATAAAAGCGACCTGCCAGGAAGCTTTTACGTGTGTTCACACTGAAACCGAGATATTCCAGTGCCGTGATGACCTGCGCTGCGTATTCCTGGGGGACAATGATGTCATCCCCGTACGCGGCGCACACGGTCCAAAGGTCTCGCGGGACGATGGCCTGCACCACCGATAGAAACAGGATCGTTTCCAACGGAAATGTAAAACCATTACCCATCGCACAAAACATCTCGAGCGGCCGTATTGCTTTATCCGGTCCTTTGACATTGCTGTCTCGAGCCAGATCCATCAACCTAAACCACCCGTAGTCGCATGCGAACTGCGGGACCTTCTTTGCAAGGAGATTCGAGGCCTGCGATAGGTCGATAGTGGCAAGGTGCCATCTTCGTGCCCATTTAGCTAAGCCCTGATTCCTGCCCTGATCACTCAGGTCCACACCAAACTTGCGGAGGCGCTTCTTCAGATACCTGCCGATGCCCATAGTCAACCACTGGTTGACATTGGGTCCGTACAAACATCCGCGTCTGGCCTTAGCCGATTTGGGAACAGTAAAGAACGTGCCGTAATCCACCGGGATAAACCCCTTCCCACTAGACGCGTAATCAAACCACGCCATAGGTAGGAGGGACTCGGCGAACGGTAGCAGCTCTGTACTTATTGTTGGAGAACAGTCGTATTTTTTCGATGCGACCATTTCCCCACTCACCCCAGCAACCGTACCAGGCCCATGTTTGCAGAGTAGTTGGATCTCTCCAATAACCTCAGCGTTCATGGGGCCCATGATTCGGTCGACACGCTTCACGAACCGGTGCCACCATTCCGGGTGGTCACAGTAGTCCGTGGCGTCTAGCCTATCATTGGTCTGGCGGTTAACTGTTTCGGCAGCCAAAAACTGCTCCCACGCGTTCCGCTCCAGGTCTCTGCCAAGTGGAAGGTTCGTCGACTTTTGAAGCAGCCCCGTGCAGAGGTAGTCGTCGGCAAAATCGCCGGCGTCCTCGTAATTACACGGAGCGCACTCCAGGTCGACCAACTGATCCCACTCCTGGTATTTGACAAGAAGCGAAACAGTAAGTGCGCGGGGGGTTCCGATTATCTCGGTAACACCCTGGGTGAGGGCCAATTCGAACTCCAGGTCCGATTTGCTTGGGTTTGACAAGGTCTAACTCCGGGGCACTTGCCCTTAAAGAGGAAACAAGTTCACTACGGCTACAACAAACCAGGAGGATACCCGCCGTTAGGCAAATACCGACCAGCTTGAGGAAATTACCGAAGCGCATCGCGTCTACCCGTAGAACGGGTCTCGGGACTTCACGTAACCCTTCACAATCGCATTGCCGATCAAGTTGTCGACATAGGCGTGGAAGTGGCCGCGTTCGGTCTCGGTCCAAGTATCGGGGATGATGAATTCCCCAACAAAACGAGCCGTGTCAGCGACAGAAGTCGTGCCGGTGTCCACATCCGTGACCTCCCGAGGGAGGTTGAAACGGACAGGGATCCGGTCGGTCTTCCGATTGACACTTGCGAAGCTGTAGCCCAGGATGACCTGCGGATTCCCAGCATTCGTAACGGACGTGCCGATGAGCGTGCTCATCTCACCAATCCGTACGGGTCTGAAGATCATGTTGGTCGGGGTTTCATTCGCAATCGTGATTGTTGCTGATGCGGGCATGGATAGCTCCAATGGGCAGGTCTTTAAATTCTCAGACCCTTGAGTTTCAGGGTTCCAAGGATGGCGACCGGGTAGGACAAACGTTTCCACGTTGCCGACGGCTTCCAACCAGGGAGTGTAGGTAGCGGGATCGAGTTTCCGGTGGTCCTTTTGTACGCATCAATAGTCCAAGCACCTGGCTTGGTGTTGCGCCACGTAGGGCCATTCATGACTCGAGTGTCCAGTTGAAAAGCATGGACACGGTGCGTTTCGACAGTTTTCACCGACAAGATGCCTTTCATGGCGTCTAGGCTCGATAGGTAATCTCCGACGTTTACAAAATAGTCGAAGAGCCACGAGAAAGGTGTAGCTGCCCACAGTGCTTCTGCCGGGTTACCCGCGGTCCAGTCGGTCAAGCTGGCTGGATCGTAGACAACATAAGCAATTTGCCTCCGGGAGTGGTAAATCTCTCCCCGAGCACAACCGCTATACAGACTATCGACTTTGGTCTCGAGTATCGCTGAAGAGCGAGTCACAAACCTACGTCGTATTGGTCCATTGGCGTTGCGACCGACGGCTACCATAGCGTCGTGCACTGTTGAGAGAGTTGGAGCCAGCGCGAAGCTAGCACCCAGGTACGTTGAAGGTATGTCAGCCAGTTTCCACTTCTTTAGCAAAGCGGATTCCCCGCGTAGACCCCTGAACA